GCTGTTAGGTTTACAAAATTAGCTCCTGAAGCAGTTATATTAGTAATGTTAAGATTAGTACTGCTAGGTAGGAAAGAAGCCGTATCAGCGCTTATTGCGTGAGATGAACTAATTGCTGTAGTAGAGCTACCCGCACTACCTGCTGTAGTAGCAAAGGTAGCAAATGAACTGCTAATTGCATTATCTGAGTTTAATGCATGCGAGGCACTAACTGCTGTTGTAGAGCTACCTGCTGTACTTGCAAAAGTAGAGAACGAAGAGCTTATAGAGGTATCAGCATTTACTGCATGAGAAGCTGAAGTGGCTGTTGCTGCATTACCGGTGGTGTTCTGGTTCCAAGTAGGAACAGCTCCTGTTAGCCCTGAGTAAGGTGCCGTTGAGGCAAAAGAAGAGCTAATTGCAATATCGGAATTAACAGCGTGGGAAGCACTTACTGCTGTAGTAGAACTACCTGCACTACCCGCCGTAGTTGCAAAAGTAGCAAATGAGGAACTTACAGCTATATCTGAGCTTACTGCATGTGATGCAGAGGTCGCAGTAACCGCTGCTAAAGCATTATCTGAATTAACTGCATGAGATGCTGAAGTTGCAATACTAGCAGTTGCTGCGTTAGCTACGTTGTTAACTGTAATACTAAACGTACTGCTATCACCTTTTGTAAATTGAATATCTGCATTACTTATAGAGGCAGTAACCATTAAGCTACCTGTATTGACTGTGACTGCTGAGCCTGTGTCAACCGTGAGATTAAATACAGACCCGTCTCCTTTTGTAAAAGTAAGTACGTTACTACTAACCGAACCTGTAACCATTAGAGAGCCAGTATTCTGACTTACTACATTAAGTGCAAAGGATGCGGTTACTGCATTTTGAGCCCAACTAGCAGTTACAGCTAGGTTTGTAATCAGACTACCAGTACCGTTGGTGATAGTCGTACCAGTGCCCAGCGTTACTAGCTCCTGATAGGAACTGCTTATATTTTGTCCTGTTAGATTTGCCATTTTTTATTGTGGGAGGTAAGGGTATCTAATATCGTAAGTTTTAAAACCCATCTTAAGAAGATTTTTTAAGTGAGGTGAGTATGTGTTATACTTCATTACGATTGGTGATTTGTACTGTTCACCGAAATCAGCTACTTGCTGGTATAAAAGTACGCTTTGAGAAATCTCAGGATATGAGTTTTGATTCTCAATTAGGTAGTCAGTTAGCTTTTCGGCATAGAACTCTCTCTTGTTCTGAACTGACTGTCTTTTGACGTTGTACATCGAGCGATCTACCGACTCACTGTTATCACCTCCTGTGGGAGTTAACAAACCATTATTCCTAGGACGCGTGTAAATGTATTCTAGCGTATAGTAGTAGGTAGCGTATAACAAAAAGTTCTGAATGTAGTCATCGACCAAGCTCTGATAAACACCGGTCAAGGTATTGTTCTGAACGTCTGAGAGAATCTGATCATACAGTAAGGTGCCCAGTAACCGCTGCAGATCTATGTCTTGTGACTCTCTGATAGCATTAACGATAAGTTTAGAATCTACGTTATTATTCATATCCGTAAATTCTCTTATCTTAGCTTCAGAGATTAGCTGTACTGTAGTCATTGTATACTAAGTATTATACAGTTGGTACTTGAACGAGTACTACGTTTCCGTAGCTGTTGTTTACCTTGACACTTTGGATTTCGTTAGCTGGGTAGTAACCTCCTGCCGTAGCATTGGTTACGAAGTTAGTAAACTCCTGTCCTGTAGTAAGTACGAATCTAAGATTACCGATATTACTACCGGAAACTGTGATATCTGAGTCAATTAGAGCTTTTACGGTAGCGAAAGTACCAGTTGCTGTCTGTGAACCTGAAATAAGGGTTAGTGATCCTGCGGCCATTGTATTTTATTTTAAACGATTTGACGTGGTTGTGTTGATACCTCTTCGATATCGGTTTCTAAATTATCTGCTACTCCTGACTCTTCGTTAGAAGCCGTTACTACGTCTACCTCTTCGGTATTATCGTCGTAAAGTTTTAACTGTATAACACCTAACTGAGCATCATCTCCGTAGTTGATATCAAAGATAACTTTGAATACGTTGAGTATGTTCTGCTGGTAAGGCTTAATTACCTGATTTAAAAGTAATAGAAAAGCATCGATGACCTCTGCTCTACCTCCCAACTGTCCTGCCTCTTTAATGCCGAACATCATAGGCGATGTAATTCTATGAGCAGTAATTATTTTCTGCATTACCATATCATTTACACTGCTGTAGTATCCATCTGCACCGTTTTGAGGTATAGGGGTAATATCAGGAGCATTTTCTTTGCTATCGGTATCGATATACATAAGGCTACCGGCGTTACTAGAGCCTGCAAACTGCTGACGTAGCATATTCTCGATAGTCCTACGATCATCCTCTGAGGCATTAGTATAAGTGGTAATCATTAAAGAAGGTGCTAGACCGTTCTTAATGTTAGACATATGGAAGTTATCTACTTCGGCATCTAACTCAATTACTTTAAGTGCTCCTACGTAATCCGGTAAAGGATAATATTTCTGACCAGGACGATAAGGCTGAAAATATATAATCTGGTTAGGCTCCTCTAGGGCTCTCTTGTGGTTGAATACCGGCAAAAAAGGTAGATCGTCAACTCTTACTTTGGCTGAACCTCTATACCCCCAATCCTCTGATAGGTAGTAACCCGGTACTCTATGTCTTTCGTTCTTTTCTTTAGCTCTTAAGTAAGAAAAGTCTACGTGATATACCTCAGCAATCCTAGTACCCGCGTTATTCCAGATAACCTCTAGAGCAAATCCTCCGAATACTTTAAAGTCTCTTGCTACTTTCTGAAAGATAGTATTCCAAGTCTCGCCTTCGTCGTTAGCCCTATCCAGGGTAAAAGGTAGATTAGAGGTAAGTCCCTCTCCGTAAATTGCATCTACGATAGCGTTTACGCAGGTATTGTGTATGGATGAGTTATTAACTAACTCGATAAGATGCCAAGGAAATAAATCGTCATCTCCGTACTTAATGTAGTGATGCTGGGTGTTTATTTCGTAAGGGCGGAGTCTTTCTGATTTTTCTCTCTGTATAGACCCAAACATAAAGGATTTATGCTCCTTTGTAACCGGTGCTGTATGCTGAGATGTAGTATCAGATGCTTTTCTTGTAGCCATTAGTTTTGGTATGTTGTATAGTAACCGGCTTGTCCTGGTGATAAATAGACGACCAGGCTGCTTTCATTACTGCCGCTGATATAAGCCCTCTCGGTTGCTATTTGTTGGCCCTGTATTTGAACCTCCCCTACCTCCCACTGAGTGCTTAATGTATCCCAGGTCTGAGTAGTTAAATTCCATACAAGCTGACCTGTAGAGGTACCGTAAATGTTAAGAGTATACTGACCGCTTGGGTTAGGAATAACTGAGCCTGAGATATCAGCTACTACCCAGTTAAGTTTTGTATCAATAAATCCGTCAAAGCTACCGGTATTTAGGTTAATGTCCTGACTATAATATACTCGTATACCCACCACTGATGCGCTTACTGGCACCTCGGGATAAAAAGCTACTTTGTTTATAGCCTGACTCTTGTTTAACTGTATCATTTTTTAGATAGCATTAAAAAGTAAGAAGGGGGCACGTATCTAAACGCAACCCCCTACCTTACCAATTAGTTGGAAAATAATTAGGCGATAGTAATGCCACTAAGTATGGCATCGGCAAAGCCGTCAATTTCTGAAGCTGGTTCTGGTTCTTGGCTCGTAAAAGTCAGAGTGTATCCGTTCAAGTCTCCAAAGGCAGTACCAGTAGCACCGGCGCTGCTTAAAAGTTGTGCTCCGGTGTCTTCCCCGATAAGGAAGTATTCACCAACCCCACTTACACTATTGTTCGTTTGAACAACAATCTTAAGGTTAGGGTTCTGAGCAAGAATTTTTATTTGGTTTCTTGTAGCGGATTGAAGCTTGAAGAACACAGCGGTTACAGACTGTTCGTAGAACACAGTGCCATTCTCTGGAGTCGAAGTAAGTGTTTCAGTTAGATTGGAAGTCTGTCTGAATAATTCGTACTTATAGAAAATACCACTACCTGTGATGCTGGTAATTAAACCCGTCGTCCCTGCCGTACTAGTAATAGAACCAGAGAGAATGTAGATATTCTTAATGCCACCTGTGTTGTCTCTACAACCAAGGGTGAATCCTGAAGTAATTTCGCAAGACATAATCTCTAGGTTTTAATAATTAGTAATTAAGCGCGGTCGTTAGATACCCAGAACTCAGGGTATGCTACGTTAACACCAAGCTTCATGACCAGTCTATGCTTAAGCTGGTCAGCGTTGATGTCGTACCATAATTGGAACTCTGTTACGTCTGAACGAAGATCAGTACCTACTACGATATGCCTGGCTGGTCCGAGAACTACACGGTCAGTACCCTGCAAACCTACAGTACCTACCACTCTCATGTTCTGATAAGGATACATAACGTCCATTACTCCACCACGGTTAGTGATAGCTGAAGGATCGAAGAAGAAGTTGTTCAAGGTTCTAAGGCTAGTGATGTACTTGCGGAAGTTAGAAACCGACATAAAGAAGGTAAGGTCGTCACGGTCAGCTACGTCTGAGCTAAGATCCTCGATCATAGTATCCATAATAGTCAAGGCAGTGGTTGAGCTGAAAGCTGAACCAGTGGTTGAGTTAGGAATTACTACTCCTGTAGTTGCAGAAGAAAGGATCTGATTTAGTCCGTTAGAACAATCGCCTGAAGCTGTGTTAGCAGTCCAGATGAACTCATCGTTCGACTTCTGGAACTGGTTTGTGATAAGCTCTGCGTAAGTATTTGCAAGTGTGAAGGTCTCATTATACGACCCGGCACCTAGAGCAGAAATGCCCAAGTACTTGGTGTCAAGAGTCTTCAAGCAAAGTCCATCATAAGATGTTCTCTGACATACTTCGATGTCACGCTGAGTGAATGATGCGGTGCCTTGTGCTGTTGATACACAAGCTACGCCTTGTTGAATTTGGAGATCAACCTCGAAAAGATTTATGGGCTCCTTATACTTGATGCCTTCCTTGACGGTGACATACTCCATAGTTGTGCCTGTATAAACCATCTTCGCGATTAACTCGCCAGCGATTTCATTATTGAAATCATTTAGTGCTGCTACGTCTAATGCCATTTTGTTAGGTATTAATTTCTGTTAATTTTGACTGATTTTAGGACTCTTTCGAATCTATCCTTCTGTAGGGGTTCTACTTCAGGTCTTGTTGCCTTCTTTACAGACCCAGGCAAGGTCTTTTCTGATGCAGGTGCGGCACTAAAGGCTTCGACTTTAGCTTCAACGGCAGACATTCTGTCGTAATGCTTTTTCATCTCCTCTTGTACTGCCTCTACTACAGCTTTTACGATGTCTTCTACCATTACTGGCATAGCTACCTCTTCGTCGAAAGTAACTGGGGTTTCAATAGGCATGCCAGTGGCAGGATCTACTTTAACCTCTTCAATCATTTCGTCTCTGGATGCTTCTGTAATTTCAAGAACTTCTCCCTCAGTACCTAGAACAACGTTAGTACCATCCTCAAGAGTGTGCGAGCCTTCAGGTGCAGGAATTTCATTATTTTCTGCATCGAGAAGATAAATTTTAGTTCCTACTGCGAGGTCA